AATCTACCCAATTCCATGTTTTGTTTGTAGCTCCAAGCAATGTCAAACCACCGCCATCAGCAGTCGTATCTGTAGGGGTTGAAACCTTACCAATTTCTATATTTTTATCAGTTACGGTAATTGTGGTACTAGAAACTGTAGTTGTCGTACCTTGAACAGTAAAGTTACCAGAAACTATTAAATTTCCCGATATCGTTCCACCACTAGCAGGGCGCAAACCTAAATTTGCAGCACCGATTTGACCAACACCAGAAACATTTATATATGCGTTATTGGCAGCATTACGAAGTTTTAAGGTATTAGTATTTGTATCAGCATAGAATTGAAAAGGATATGTAGTTGACGGTGCAGAATTACCACTTTGATTCGTGGCACTTGCTTGCATTGCAGTATTAAATGCTTGCCTGACTGCAACACCCGTTCCGTTTTGTACTGATAAAGTGTCTTGTGCCACAATTAAAATCCTTTTACATACATATTATCTTAAACCTGTGGCTTGGTAAACAAAATTACGATTTACAAAACTTCCTCCAGAATCTTTTACATCAGCATTAAATCCAGATTTTGTTATTGATGATATAGCAATCGTATCTCCTGTTTGAATATTAAGTATGTTGGCATTAACAATCGGTACGAATCCACCAACACCACCAATAGTCGCACTAACTCCTGTGAAGAAATTATTTGTAAAAGTAACTGCTTTTTGTGATGTGCCACTAGCAATCGGAGCCGTTGGGAACTGTGTGCTAGGTGTCATAAACATTCTAAAACCAAGTTCCGTAACACAGATATTTGATGTTGTATTTGATGAGGTGAGAATTATTTTAAATTTAAAACCTCTGGCATTTAGCATTGTGGTTGCAAATTCTTGAAAAGCAGTAAATGTAGGTGATCCACTACTAGGGTCATCATTGGTTGTACTAACATAAATCTTGGCATCAACATCTGTCACAGCAGCACCTGTTGTAACATTAAAACCAGTAAATGCTAATCTTCTTTCAAGTAATACATTATATACAGCATCTAAATCAAGAACACTTGCAAATTCATAAGTTCCAGCAGCCAATACATTATTTGGAAAATCCCAACTTACAAGATTATCAACATTAGAAACAGAATCCCAAAGAATATTACCTTTTAAAACAATTCCAGTTAAAGGTGTTGGGTAATTAGGAGGACTATACTTTTCAACATCTGTAAAAGTACCTTGGAACGTAGGACTATCTGTATCTTCTTTTCTATCTAAAATTAAAATTTGATTTCCAGAAAAATATGTAAATGCAACACTGGCTGGAGTTGTACTTTGGACACCAAGAATATTTTCAAATACTGCGAAATATTTACCCGATATAGCTGGTACGTTTGCACTTGTGGCACTACCAACAACAGATGTTAATGAAGCTGCTGTTGCAAAAGTAGCATTAGCATTTGTACTATGTTTCATTACAACTTTTCCTCCTGTCAACACATCACGACTTGTAGAAGCTGGCCAACTTAATACAGCTTGAGTTAAACTTATCTGGTTAACAGTAAGGCTCGCAACATTATCAGGTGGACTTGTATTTTGTGTTATAGCATGGGTTTCGCTATAAATAGGACTTCTACCACCAGTAAAGTTAAATGCGGTTACTCTTACAGTTAGAGTTCCAACCCTTAAGCTTTTAAGTGTTGCACTCGGAGAAGTGGTAATTATCTGTTGGAAATTATCATTATCAATTTTGTATTCAACAAAATACTGTACAGTTCTAAGACCATCATGAGTCCAGCTAATATCACAACCAATTAAAACACTTGCACCTGATACATAATAGAAAGTGGTAAAACTAATATCTGTTACAGCGTTTGGCGGCAATCCAATGGGTATTGGAACTGGTACACCGCAAACAGGAACATCAATTCTGCCATAAATAGAATTGTCATATTGAATTGCAGTTACAGCAAAAGTATGATCTTCTTCTTCAGTAACCCTAAGAATCCTAAATTTTTCTAAAGCTATATTGTCTGTTTCTATTGCATAAAAACCACCAGTACTAGGGACTTGTGAGAAATTAGAACTTACTGTAAATTTTTTCTTTGTTGTATCTTCTCCACCAGAAGCTGTTGTTGGTGAAGCAATTGCTGATACTGTTTTTTGCTGCAATAATCCATTCGCAAGAACAACTATTACCTTTGGATTCTGTGCCAAAGTTATCGTTCCAATATCTTCTGTACTGTCGATGGTTATAGAATTTATTGTTGCTTCATGAATACGACCACCTCTTCGAGAAAGAGTTTTAAGTGGGTCAGCAATAGAGACAACCATGCTAGGAGAAAGTATTACTCCAGCATCTTGAGATACCGCAAAACTTACAGTTTGAGTTAAATATCTTTCAGTTTCTAATATCCACTTTCCTAATCTTTGTGCTTGCCCTTGCGAATAGCAACCAATACTTTTAACCTCTTTATGATTAACACCATAAACCCTTACAGCGTCAGCATCCTCTACCCTTTCAAACTGAACTTCTCCTCTCATGTCGTAGCTTTGGTAAGCCACAGTCACGCAAGTATGTCTTGATTTTATTGAAGTACCGTTATATTCAAAAAACCCATCAACAACCATGCTTGGATTTATGACATATGTGCTGTCAGTAGGTTTGTCCTGTTTTACAACAAAACTACCAGCAGTAAAATATGCAAGCCCTCTAAAAACATTACATAATTCTTTAATAACAGTAAAAACTTCTTTTCTGGTATTAAGAACACAATTTAATGAGAACCTTGGCTCTTGCCCTCCTTTACCATTACTTACTAACTCATTACAATATTGAGAAATTGCAAAAAAATCAAATTTATCAAGATTTGCTTCTGGTATCGAACATCCGTATCTTGTATTTTTTAATAGGTCAAATAAGCACCATGCAGGGTCATTTGTCCAAGTTGCAGCCCCTAACGTGCCATTAAATAAACCACTATATGTAATTCTTCCAAGATGAGTTGTTGTATCTACTGAAGCATTGTGCGGAATCTGTACCTTGATTCCACGAATTAAAAAACGTCTTTCTGGAATAGCATTAAAATTCTGTGCATTAAATTCTAAAAAATGTACTGCACTATTTGGATATCTTAGTAATTCATCAATAATCGTTGTAAAACTTGTCCAATTTAAACTGTTTTGTCTTTTTGCACTACTTTCATCTGCACTTGTTCTTGTTAACCTAATATCAACAGGAAACGATCCACTTATAGGAATGTTATAAGTTCTACTGTATGGATTGCTTGTTTTACCTGAGATAGTAGGTTGAGCAACCACATTGTAACCACCACCATTATATTGAAGAGATATTTGAAAAGTTACTGCGTGTCCGACAATATCACCATCATCTTCAATTATTTGTAATGTAGGAATTTGAACCGTTATTGATACTCTATCTATATCACTATTAGTAATTGTTCTGGTTATTGGTCCACCAGCGACAGTAACAGCAACACCTACAGCAGAAGTCGCTTCAACCGCAGCATCCATACTTACAGGAGATTGGTTTTGTGTTCCAGTTCTAAATTCTCGTGAATAACCAGAAAAATTAGTTAAAGAAGTTTTATCAAGAAATACATCTTCAAATTGGTCAATTTCTCCCTCTGAGATTAAATCTAATACTCTTGCAAATTGATTACTCTGTAGAGTATCAGGTGCTTCTATAGGTGTTCTAGGTTGACCACCCTTTTTACTACCTCTTATGATTATGTTATCTTCTGTCATTTAGTTACTAATAGTAAATGCCTGAGAGTTAAGACCAGCACTAATAACCACACTTCCAGTCACAACACGACCATAACAAACTGGTACTGGTAATCCTTGATCAGCAACATTAACAATCCCACTAAAACTAAATGATTGTAGTTTTGATCCCTCGTTAAAACTTGAAGGTGCTGGACTAAGAAGTTGACTTACACCCCCTAAAAGTAAAGCCGTTCCAATATAGCCTAATGCTTTAGTAGCAGCAGCACCAAAAGCTCCACCACCTAAGAAACCAGTTATTGCAGGGCCAGCAAAAACAGCCAAACCAATTAAGGCAGCACCAGCTAAAATTTGTCCAAAACCTCGACCAGCACCTTTGATAACAGGTACTATGTGCATCACATCTCTTTCTGACCAAGGTTCTAACATTGGTTTTAAATTTGTTCTATATATTTTTTGTTTTCCTACAGTTACCTTAAAACCATTCCCCTGTTCATCATTATTTAAAAACCAGTTTGTTAACTCTGGAAAATTTACACATAAAGCTTTTATTGCATGAGATGGGTTTGTAACATCCAACTCAAAAGAAGATTGACCTAATTTTTTTCTTAATGCACCATAAACTTTAATAATTTTCATAGTGATTTATGTCTAGCAACAAAAGCTGTGTTTTTTATATAATACTCGCCTAAAACATCTCTGCTACTTAATCTCCCTTGAACATGATGCAAAACTTGTTGATCTCCTAAATAAATCGCTGCATGGTTTGGTAAATTAGCTTCTAAATGCATAAATAATAAATCATGTTTTTGTATTTCATCTAAAGGTACTTTTCTAAAACCTTCTTTCATAAAATTATCTTCATATAAACTGTCTCCTTTTTTCCAAAACTCATCAGCCCTGTAATAATCACGCAATTCTAAATTTAATTCTTTTTTGAAATAATCTCTTACAAGTGAATAACAATCAATAATTCCAAACTGAAATGTTCTTCCTACATAAGGCAATTCAAATCCAGAGGGTTCATAATATCCCCATTTTTCTGTTTGTGGATTAACTATGTACCAAGGCACTTGAGATTTTTCACAGGCAATCTTATCACCATCACTAGGTGTAGGCTGTTCAAAAGGATGTGAATGTATAACGGCTATTATTTCTCCTTCTTCTTCAGCTTTTATGTAATCATCATTTGCTAAAACAAAACATTCTTTAGGCAATTCAGCTATGTTTTTACATCTTTTATATTTTGTTCTTCCTTTTCTAATAAGTACAAGACCACAAGATTCATTGGGTGATTCTTGCTTTGCGTGTTCTAATATTTCTTGTTTAATATCTTCAGTAAGATTCATTTGAGCATACCAAGACTAGGGAATGATCCGTAAGGTAATGCATTGTATTGACCAAACCTAGCTTTGCATGAAGTAAGTCTTTTACCACATACATCTGCTGCTGCACTACCAACAGCTTGATCATTTATATCAAAATAGTTTGTACCTGTATAACTACATTCAGAACTCCTGTACACCCATTGACAGATATTAGACACACACTGTCTTTTTGGCAACATATCACCTTCTCTATCTACAGGCATAACTAATTCAAATTGAACGGCATCTCTTGTCTCTGATACTTTTCTATCAATTTCAAATATTTGATCTGCATTTCTAGCGTGAACATCAGCGTCAGGTTGACCATCAAGATATTTTCGTAATGTGGTAATTCTTCTGATTTGTGTACCAGCTAAATCATTACCGCTAAATAATGCAGTCTGACTAGGGTTTGTAGCACGTTGCACATTGTTAACAGTTTTAATTAAAGCAGTAATAGCACCATCTAAGTTTGCAATTGTCAGGAGTGGACGAGGTAGACTTCCTTGAGTTGTCATTTCAAAACCTTCACTTTTTATAGGAATAGCACTATATGTATTACTGTTGAAAACTATATTTCCTGTAAAGCCAGCGTTTAAACCATTATGAAAATAATATTTACTAACCCCTAAAGCAGTTGCAACTTCATCAACAAATTCAAGTTCAAACAGTTCAATAATTTTGTCAGGAGCAAAACTATTTAAATCTTCAAATACGCTGCTTATAGCCGTCCATACAACATTATTATCTGTGACAGTTGAACCTACATCCGTACCAAAAGGAGGCTCTGTAGCCCCAGTAGTCCCTGCTGTGGTGCATTCAAAAACTAAACCAGTAGGAACAATTGTAGACGCTGATCTTACAACGGTTCCAAGAGCAGTAACTGTATTAGCCGTCCAAGCAGAATAAGCCATTAGGTTTCAAATACCTCCCTAAATGTACATTGAATAGTTGCACGATTTAAGTATGGAATACTTTTATTAAAACTATCACAGACAAATTTACGTTGCCCTGACATCGTACAATCTACGTTACCGCTTGTAGTACCGCTTGCAGTTGTGATAACAGTAAATGTATTTTGGTTTACAGAGGTCGTAACAATATAGTCACCATCAGCAGCCGATCCACTTGTAAAATCTAATGTAACTTTATCTCCAATAGCTACACCATGATTCGTAATTGTAATTGTTACTGTACTACCTGATCTAGCATAAGTGCCTGTATTAGAAATGCCTTCACCAGGGGGAGTAAAATTAAAACTTTCGTTATCAAAAGCTCTGCTGTTTAAAAATCCTTCTATAACATCTGAATCTGCTTCTGTTACATTAAATTCTAGACTGTAAGTTTTAGGATTTTGGTTTATTCCATACGATAATCTTTGCTCAAATCCATCTCCAAAGACAACAGTACGAACTCGTGGTGCTGTATTTTTTGAAAAACTATAAGTAGGGTTAATACTTGGGAAAGTTGCCATAATTATGCTCTAGATAAAAGCCCTCCAGCCCTTGATTGTTTTACGAGTTCTGCTTGAACAGCTAGACCAATTACTTTTCCTAATTGACTAGATGTTGTGTCATCACCTTGAACTTCTGTTCCAGAGGCATCTACATTTACTACTATATTATTACTTCCACCTAAAGCATTATTAGGTGTAACCATGCCACTCACACCTGGAGTAAACATTTCTGGGCCTTTCTCTCCAACAATATAAGAGTTTCCTCTTCTTGCTGGTCCTCCCTCATGTAGAAGTCCTCCAAATATAGTTCCTAATAAACCTCCTCCGCCTGTTAAGCTTCCCCCGACATTTCCAAATAGACCCATATTTAACATTGCTTCTGCCATTTTGTTTAACACACTGCTAAGAGCACTATTTAAATTATGAGTCCCTGTAATTAAACCTTTTATGGCATCACTCATTGAAGATGCAAGTGTAAGTTGTATTTCGTCTATTATTTGATTTTGACGTTCCAAAGCAGTTATTCTTTCACTATCTGCTAAAGCCTGTTTAAGCCTTTGTTCATCCATATACGCTAGTTGATCTTTGCTTAGACTAAGGACTATTCTTTTAAAGGCTATTTCTTCAGCGGTTGCTGTTAGTGAAAATTCCCTTAACTCATTTTCTTTTTCTATATCCAAAATCTTAGCTTCAGCAGAATCTTTTATTCTTTGTATTCTTTGCTCTTCTTGTTCTTGTAGTTTGTTTCGTTTTTCCTGCTCGTCATTAAATTCTTTTGCTAGATCTACTTCAGCTTGAGCAATATCAGCATTTAAAATACTTAGCTTATTAGTCTTTTCCACATTAGCTAAGTTTTTCAAATCTTCATCACCTTTAGCTTCTGCCAGAGCTACTTTATGCTCTTCTGCTATAAGAGATTTTTTTAAAGCCACTACTTCATTGTTTAAAAGGTTATTGTTTAAATCTCTAAGCTTTATTTCAGTTTCTATCGCTTTAATCTTAAGATCAATATTTTGTTTACTACCCTTTCCAGCTTTTCCAGATTTATCTTCTAAGTCCTTTATTTCTTTATCAGTCTTGGCTTTATTTTCAGTAATTAATTTATCTCCTAACTTATTTAAAGCAATCGTTAGGTCCGCTATTTCTTTATTTCTTAAATTAGCTCCTGATCTTCCACCGCCCGAAGCCGATCTTAATTCAGATATTCTATTTTGAATATCTAATACTTCCTTATTATCAGTATTAGCTAAAGCTCTGTCTCTCTGTCTCTCTTTAGCTCCCTTTGATAAACCTAGTATGTTGTCTACAAGATTAAATAGTGGAACTAAATCAGCTTGCATTTTAGTTATCATTATCGCAAAATCATTAGATATCAGTCGTGTAGTTTCACCGAACTCTTTAAGTCTGTCAGTTGCTTCATCGCCTATAACTTCACGCATTTTATCCATTGCAGCGTTTAATGCAGCTTGCTTTCCATTTACTTCTTCTATTAATTTTAATCGTTTTTCTTCTGCCGTTCCAGCAATGCCTACTGCTTTAGCGAGTGCATCTATATTTGGATTTACAGAACTCATTGCCTGTCCTAACTGGGATACAGAGGCAAGTACTTGATTTATACTTTGGACTGCTGCTGTGGCTGCAATACCTCCTGCAAAACCACCCATAGATCCGAACATTCCACCAATACCACCACCAAGGCCACCAGCCAGTGCCCCTACTGGACCTTGACCAAATAACAAAGGAAATGCACCACTTATCAATGCACTTTGAGTATCAAATCCTCTAGTTGGTCTTATGCCTCTTCTACCAAGGGGGTTGTTCATAAATGTACGTCCACCTTCTCGGTTTCTAGACTGTCTATCAGACAACCGACTAAAATCTCCTTGAGCACTTAACCCTAAACTTCCTCTAACTCTATTTTGCTTACTTACTTCTATAGTTTGTTGTTTTAGTATTTCTAATTCTTTAGCAGCTAAAGCTATATTTTTGTTAGTAAGACTTATTTTTCTGTTTGCAAGGTTTGTATCAGCTAACTTAATCTTATTGTTTGCTCTACTTACATCTAATCCTTTTAACTCTAATCTTAGAGCACTGTTTTTTAAAGATTGAGTTCTTTTTTGTAGATTTGCAATCTGAGTTTCTGTTTTTGCTCGTTTTTCTGATGATGAAAGTGCGGTTTTAGATGATTTAGACTCCTGTTTACTTAAATCATTTATACTCTTTTTTAAATCAGTAAGCTTACCTTCTGCTTTCTTAGTATCTAAACTTATATTTACGCTATATTCGGATGCCACTGATTTTTGCAGAATACACGGATATTAGAAGTTTAGCGTATTTTGCGAACTTGGGCTTGTCTTTTTGCTTTTTCGTAGGCTTCGTTTTCTCTATCATACTTCAAACTAAAATAAGCACTCCAAGCATACAGTTCTTGGACAGACATTTTTTCTCTTATTTCTTTTAATGTGTATCCGAGGGTTTCGGCTATAAAAAATTGTAAATAAACAAAGTTATCGTCTTTTAACTTAGCTTTTTACGGCATCGGGGCTTTCCTCCTCGCCCACTCCTTGCATCTTAGTCATTATGTCTAATAAGACAGACAGTGGTATTTCTCTACGAAGAGAAGGTAAGTCTGCTGGTAAAAACATTTTTGCACCTGATTCATCTTCAGCTTTTGTAACAATAACCTGTAGTGCAAAGTCAAGACTTCCTTCTTCTTGACCCTTGTTCATAGCTATTAGTGTACTGTTTATGGTATCTCTATCGGCTATTGTAAGAGGCGACCAGAATATTTTTAAAATCAGTTCTTCTCCCTTAAAAATGGAGTAGCTACTGCGTTCTTCGACACTGAAGGCTTGCTTAAGTTTGTCGATTGCTCTTGCTGTAGGCATAAAAAATTGTATCTATTCTTGTAGTATAACTTAAACTCTAATTATTGTCTTATCCGTATGTAAATGTTGCACCAGAGACAAAACCAGCAGATTGAAAACCTTTTTCTAGGTCTTGAAATAAATAGTCTCCTAATAAGTAAACATCGTACCAATCAGGTTGATTAGGTATTGGTGTTGTATTGTATTGTTCTTGAAAAGACTGTTGATACATTCTTCCATCATAACGACTTGGCTCTTCGTTTATTACAAAGCCAGCATATTCAGTTTCATTTCCTACATATAAAATTTCAGAGAGCTTGGTTTTAATCACGGGTTCTCGTTTTGCTACTCTACTAAAAGCAGTTCTAGTAAAAGAAGCAGACCCAGACTCATCTCTGGGTTTTGTAGGAGCTACAGGTGTATTTTTCTGTACTTTCCATGATCTGTTAAAAGTTCCTGTCCATATAGGACTTCGGTTCGCTAAAGAAAAAGCAATAGTTGATGCTGCTGCACCTTTTCCTTCAAGAAAACTTTTCTCTAGATCATCTACTAGAAATTTTATATCTTTAGCCATTTGCCGTAAAGTTACAGTTAACTACGCTGATAAAATGGCTCTGATTATCGTTTGTTACAGATGTTGGACCGCTTATGGGTCCTACTCTTGGAGTAACGGAAAAAGTATCTGAGTAAGTAGAAGCGTTTACTGATATCATTCCATCAATTACTGATTCAGCTATAGCAGAAGCTACCGCACTTCCTTTGTTAGATGGGGTCATAATTGCACATCTTATAGATCCTGCATAATAATCTATAGCTGCACCTTGAGGTTGAGTTGTTGATTGGTCAAAATCTAAACTTACCATTACATACTTTTTCGTTTTACCTGGAGTTGTAAAAGGCATATTGTCAAAAACTACTGTAACTGTGTTGTCCGCAGTTGTTACTGCGTTTTTGATTGCAGTTTCAAATGCTGCTCTTGCGTTTACTAAAGTCATTAGAAAACAATGTCTATGCGAAAAAGGTATTCTTGGTTGCCTTTATATGTTTTTATATCAGTAATTTTTGCTATTCTAGTCGATCCAGAGAATTGTAATGTTATTTCATCTTGTAGTAGTGGTTGGCTATCCCCTATAAGGTCAGGAGTAATGTAGACTCTTGCTATGTTTTCCTGATAACCCGTTTCTTCAGTAGATTGGACAAATTCAACTGGTACTTTTATAGAGTAAGAAACATCAGTCGTAGATAATGCTCCAGTAGAAGTATTGTAAACGGGAGAAGTTTTTCTTGTATATACAATAGTGGTATCAAGAGAGTCTCCTAAATCAGCAACAACCTTTTTTGCTACGTCTTTTAGTAATTTATCTAATTGACCTGCCATTATCCTCTAACCACTCTCATTTGAAAACTTCCTGCTCCACCTAGCATATACGCTCCAATGTAACTTTGGAGCCAAGGGTAAACATCAAAAATATTATTTATACTTCCAGTTCCCTGACTTGATAAATTGTACTTAACTTGTATATCACCTAGTTTTACTTCAGAAAAATTACCATCTTTACCTGTAGTACCAGTTATTGCACCAGTATCATTAGCTAATGCTCTTGCTAATTCATATTGTGCATATTTAATATTATTAGGTATTAAACTACAAGATAATTCAACTCCATCTACCTGATAATTAGTTCTAGGAAATTTTAAGGCTTGATCTTCGTCACACCTATCACCAAAAAATACAAAGCTATCAATCCATCTGGTAGCGGATATTAATGATCTATTTTTTTGATCATCTGTTTTGTTTGTCCAAGTTGATGAATCTGGAACGGTTTCAAAATAAGTATTAGCTTCTGCCAAAGTGACATAGCTATTAGCATTAGCGTCTTTTAAAGTTGCATTTATGGTAGCTGCCACGATCTATAAAGTAGTTTAGTTTTATTGTAGCGTAAAGAAAAAACCCCACCAATAATTGATGAGGTTTTGTTTGCTTTGCTTTGCAATCTAATTCTAGATTATAAAGTTGTATTATCAAGCGGTGTGTTTACTGTTAACTGAACCATAGGAATTAAGTCAGCATCATATGTTAATGCCCACTTAGCTTTAGCTCCTAAGTTAGAGTTTGTTGGGTTGTCAGCAGCATCATTCCACTTAGTACCCATGATGTGGTAAGTACTGTGATAATCAACTGAAATAACATCCTGCTTAGAAAGTACGTTTCTTTCTGCTTCAATAGCCAAGTCTTGCTGAACACCTTCAAGGATTGTTCCAGACTTGATTAAGTAACAGTAGAACTCCTTAATGTGTCCACTTGAACCAGGAACTACAGAGTTAACTGAAGAATCAACAACTACATTCATACCAGCGAATTGACCTACTGATCTATCAGTAATGCCAACACCACCGCCACCCCATTGGATGCCAGTACCAGTTGATAATGCAGTAGTAGAGAAAGTTAACATACCAACCTGATATAGGTAGTAAGCAACAGAAGGATGAACTACGATTGTATCTAGTTCTTCGCCTCTTTCTCCAAGAAGTGATCTTCCTCTAGCAACTGTAGCTGCTGTTAAATAGTTTGCTTCAGCAGCACCAGAAGAAGCAGCTACCGCTAAATCAAGAGCATTAGCTGATAAAGCAGTACCAAATAAACCATGAAGTTGGTAGAACAAACGTGTTGAATTTAGTTTGTTGATTGCATCTGCAAGCTGATCTCTGATGTGACCCATTGGATCTTCACCAGCAGCTAATACAGCTACATCATCCACAGCGTAAGCAAAACCTCTATGACAGATGCTTGCAATCTGTGTTCCTGTACCAATCTTTTGTGGTGTTAAATAACCATTATTACTAGTACCCCATGTAGCAGTACCATCAATAATTTCTTCAGTTGGAGATACAGGGTTAAATTCTGGAACTTGTATTCTTGTTCCACCTGCTCTTGAATCAAGCAGAGGGTTACGAACTACAGCACCAGAGTTTATAAATGCACTACGTTCTTTTATTGCTTCAGAAACGTATGCAGAAAAATTATTTCTCTTAACGATATCCGCTAGTAGGACACCGCCAGAATAATTCTGAAACGGAGCAGCCATTCAGATTTACCTTTTTAAGTTTTGCGATACCCTAATC